CACTTTCGTAATTTGTTGCTTGATATTCTTTTTTCATATCTCTTATTATACCACTTTTTTGCTATGAACACAAGCTCACAGTATGAAAGCAAGAGAATATCTAAGAACAATTCAGAAATTTGAAAGTGAAACCAAGGAATGTTATGGACAGGCGGAATACCTGAAGAACGCCATTAACAACCTCTCAAATCAGAATGCCATTGAAACCGTTGAGGAACTTATCGTTGACCTTATGGACGAGGCATCTGATTACGCAATTCATCGTGTTCATCTGATAAATGAACTTTTAAACGTTGATGACCCAATGCAGTATACGCTTCTCCATTACCGCTACTGTCTTGGCTACAGCTGGCATAAGATTGCTTACAAGCTGAAAGCAAGCGTAGGATTTGTGAAGAATCTTCACGGTGAGGCGTTGAAGTCGCTTGACAGATATCTTGAGGAATGTTGCAATGCCGAAGAAGAGTAAGACCCCTTGCAGTTATCCAGGCTGTCCGAACCTTACCGACAGCAGATACTGCGAAAAGCACAAACATCCTGACAGACCGTCAGCTGCCAAGCGTGGTTACAACAGCAAGTGGCGTAGACTCAGCAAAGCTTACCTCCGCAAGCACCCAATGTGTGTACGTTGCCTGCAGCAAGGACGATATGTTCCTGCAACAGTAGTCGATCACATACAACCGCATCGTAACAACTCTGCTTTGATGTGGGACGAAAGCAACTGGCAAGCCTTATGCAAATCGTGCCATGATAAAAAGACATGGACGGAAGATAAGAACCCTGTTTATACATACTGAATAATTCTTTTTCTCCCAACATATCATAGTTTTTAGGAGAAAATACGCCTAACCGCTTGACTTTTCTCCTAAAATAAACTATAATTAGGAGAAAGGAGTGTGAACATATGAGAAACTTCCATTACAATGAACTTACAAGTCGTTCCAATGAACTTACAAGTCGTTCCTGGGACAGTGAGGTCATCGGACTTGTGGCACAAATTCATGAATACAAAGGAAGGCAGGAACTTTATCTGAAACAAAAGCCTGCGGAACTTGACCGCCTGATTGAAGTGGCAAAGGTACAGAGTACAGAGGCTTCCAATGAGATCGAGGGAATCCGCACGACAAACACACGTTTGATGCAGCTTGTCCGTGATAAGACAACGCCACGTAATCGTGATGAAGAAGAAATTATGGGGTATCGTGATGTGCTGAATACCATTCATGAAAATTATGAGTATATTCCGATCACTTCCAATTATATTTTGCAGCTGCACCGTGACCTATATCAATATTCCCATAAGAGCATTGGAGGAACTTTTAAGAATACCCAGAACTATATCAGTGCAACAGACTCTGAAGGACGAGAGTTTGTACTGTTTACACCGCTTGCTCCCTATGAAACGCCTTCAGCGATTGACGCGATCTGTGAGAGTTATAACCGCATGATGGATACACAGGAACTGGATGCTTTATTATTAATACCGGTATTCATTCACGACTTTCTCTGCATTCATCCGTTCAATGACGGCAACGGCAGAATGAGCCGATTGCTGACAACTCTGTTGCTATATCGTTCCGGTTATGTAATTGGCAGATATATCTCTCTTGAAAGTAAAATTGCAAAGAATAAGAATCTTTACTACGAAGCTCTGGAACAGTGTCAGAAAGGCTGGGCAGAAAACAAAGATGATCCTACGCCTTTTATCAAGTATCTCCTTCAGATCATATTGTCTGCCTATCGTGACTTTGAAGAACGTGTCAATTTGGTAGAAGAAAAACTTCCTGCAACCGAAATGGTACGTCAAGCTGTTTATCGTAAGATTGGAAAGTTTACCAAGAGTGAAGTGATGGAACTTTGTCCGACCATCAGCAAGGCATCGATTGAAAATGCGATCAAACAGCTTGTAGAGAAAGGCTTGCTCATAAAACACGGCAGTGGACGCAGCACATTCTACACCAGAAGCGATGCACAATAACATTAGGCATCTTCCACAAAGTGGAGGGTGCTTTTTTATACCCTCGGGGGGGTCAAAAAATCCCTAAAAATGGACAAAACACAGACCGGCGTTCCCTCTCACGCACAAAAACGGGTATTCAAACACCCTATTGACCCCTCAGAGATATAAATATTGAAAAATACCGATAACATCTAACTTTGCCGACTTTTGCAGTCGGCATTTTTCATGCCCGATTTAACATTTTTGTTTGAATTTCTTTGATTTTTCGGAGGTGATGGCATCATGGCGAAAGACGGTACTAACCGAGGCGGTGCAAGACCTGGTGCAGGCAGACCAAGAAAGGCTCTGACTGAGAAAATTGCTGAGGGAAAATCGGCGGAAGTTATGATGCAGCCTGCGGATATAGAATCCGCTGAAACACCACCTGTCAGAGATTTCATGAAAGAATTACAGCGTGATGGCACAAAACTCCTTGCAGATGATGTGTATACAGAAACTTATCAATGGCTGAAAGAACGCTCGTGTGAGAAAATTGTCAGCCGTCAGCTTGTGGAACAATATGCCATGAGCATTTCCCGTTGGATCCACTGCGAGCAGATCGTCACCAAATACGGATATATTTCAAAACATCCTACAACTGGTGCGGCAATTGCTTCTCCGTATGTTGCAATGTCACAGAATTACATGAAACAGGCAAACCAAATCTGGAATCAGATTTTTCAGATTGTGAGGGAAAATTGTTCTGTAGAATTTCAGGGCAATCCGCAGGAAGATATGATGGAAAAATTGCTGAGAAGCAGAAAGTGAGAAATACATGAAAGCAGATGTTCAATTCTGGAGAGAACTGAAAAATAATAAGCCATTCCTTACAAAACAGCAATATAGAACTATCAAGGGACAAGCCGTAAAAGGCAATATTGATGCTGCCCGAAAAGGAATGCTCAGAATTCAGCAGAGGAGGAATTACAGATGACAACAACCACAGAATTTCAGCTTGTTGACATTAACAAGTTAGTGCCTTATGCAAATAACGCCAGAACACACAACAAAGAACAGATTCTGAAACTCCGTTCTTCCCTCCGTGAGTTTGGATTTGTGAATCCTGTCATCATTGATAAGGAATATAACGTTCTTGCTGGGCATGGCAGAATTGAAGCTGCAAAGGCTGAAAACATTTCAGAAATCCCATGTGTATTTGTTGACCATATGACCGAAGCACAGAAGAAAGCATATATTCTTGCCGACAACCGTATGGCGTTAGATGCAGACTGGGACGATGAACTGCTTGCTGTTGAGATGGAAGAGTTGCAGAATCTCGGTTTTGACCTTGGACTTACAGGCTTTGATGAAAAAGAAATCGCAGATTTATTTGCAATTGACAGTGATGAATCAAAACAGGATGATTTTGATGTAGATGCAGAACTTGAAAAGCCATGCAAATCAAAAACAGGTGACATCTGGCATATTGGAAAACATATTGTCATCTGTGGAGATTCCACTTTGCCTGAAACATTCAATGCGTTGCTTGGTGATACAAGAGTAAATCTTGTCTGTACAGATGCACCATATTTTGTCGACCTGAACAGTACGTCAGGCAAAATCAAAAATGACAATCTTAACGATAAAGAAGCCTATGAATTTCTCATGAAAGTATTCAAAAATCTGCACGAATATATGCAGAGAGATGCAAGTTTCTATGAACTCTATGCCACTTCAAAAGCGAGAATTTTTCATGATGCTTTTGAAGATGCAGGCTTCAAGGTCGGTGCAGGACTTGTCTGGAAGAAAGATCGCCTTGTTCTTACAAGAACAGACTGGAAATATATCCACGAGCCTATCATTTTTGGCTGGAAAAAGGATGGGAAACATAATTGATACGGGGATCAGAAACAAGTGACGGTATTTGAATTTGATCGTATCAAAAACAGCAAAGAGGACGGCTGCGGACATCCATCAAGCAAACCTGTTCCGCTTATCGCCTATCTTATCGGTTTATCAACGCAGACCAATGCTTTAGTGCTTGATTGCTTTTTAGGTTCAGCGTCTACGCTTGTTGCCTGTGACCAGCTTGACAGAATTTGTTATGGCATAGAGTTTGAACCGAAATTTGTTGATGTTGCGGTGGAAAGATACATAAAGCTTCATGATGGAAAATCTGATGATGTGTATTTGATTCGTGATGGTGAAAGAATCGAGTATAAGGATGTGAGTGTGCCTGATGCGTAATTATCCACTCACCCATGGCAGTCTTTTCGATGGTTCAGGAACATTTCCTATGATGGCAATGCTTTCCGGCATTGTGCCTGTCTGGAAATCAGAAATTGAACCTTTTCCTATCGCTGTAACCGAAAAGCGACTGCCGTTTGTAAAGCATCTGGGCGACATCAACAACATCAACGGTGCAGAAATTGAGAGCTTGTGTTCATAGGCGTTTTAAGAGTGTAGCAGCATGAGAAATCATAATCATTGTTTCAGCAGAGCAACAA